CGGTCAGCTCTCTGAGCTTTCGGTCGCCGGTCAGCAAGCGTGGCAAGAGTCCCTCAATCTGCCCCTACCGGGCTCTCTTGAGGGTGAGTTGCTTCTCGTGGACTCTTCCGGGAAGCCTCGTCCGCTGACGAGGTTCGTTTCCGAGGCCGCCACTCTCCGCCCACTCCATGGTTTGTTGTACGACACTTTGTCGAAGCAACCCTGGCTTTTAAGGGGCGAGATTACGGCTGATAAGCTGCGTGTTGCGGGTTTTGACCGCGTGAGGGAAGAACCTCTCACCAGTGGGGACTATAAGTCTGCCACCGACAATCTCTCGATCGAGGTCGCAGAGACAATCCTTGACGTTGCTTGGTCTAGTGCCAAGAACGTGCCAGCATCCGTCTTTCGGTACGCTTTGGCCGCTCAACGGCCATCGCTCTCGTACGAAGACGACGAAGGATTAATCTCGACCTTTGTACCGACTCGTGGCCAGATGATGGGAAGCTATCTTTGCTTCCCACTTCTGTGCCTCCAGAACTACATCGCGTTTCGATACGCTGAGTATGTCTCTGGGGTCGAGGGGACTCCGGTCCTGATCAATGGAGATGATATCCTCTTCCAGTCCGAACTTTCGTTCAGTAAGGCCTGGATGGGGATCGTCGGGGATTTGGGTCTCGAAGTTGAGCCCACGAAAACGTCGGTAAGTACTGAGTACGGGAGTCTGAACTCCACTCTACTCCGTTGGGCCCCTCATGGGCTCGATGTTGTCAAGACGATTCGCATGGGAATGCTAAGAGAAGTCACCCACCCTGCTAATTTGGGGACCAGTGCGATGCAATTCGCACGTGTCGGACCCCGTAATACCTGGCTATTGAACTTCGAGGAGTTCCTAAGCTGGCATGCCAAAACCATCATACGATGGCGCTGTGTTGCTAGTGACATGGGTTTTACGGGACGACTGGCTTTAAGAGCCTGGTCTCGCTTTCGCGGTGGGAGGTTGTTGTGGAGGGATGACGTCCTCCATCAGATGAAGCTCGACAAGCTGCCTGCAGCCCATTGCCCGCATAACATTGTTATGGGTTCTGGGGAGTTTGTCACCGTGCCCGAAGAGTCCGTTTCGAAGGAACTCAAGAGGGACACGTCCATTTGGATGGCGTCGAGGAAGTGGGAGCTCGGGAGGGGGTATTCCGTCCGCAAACAGGGTAAAGTGGTTTCTGAGCGTGCTAACGCTACTCGGATTCCTAACCTGTTGCAGAGCTGGAAAACCTCCGCTCGGGAGATGAAGGAGGCCTCTTCGGAGGTGATGAGGAGGCGCGAATGGTACTGGAGCCACAAGGTAAATGTTCCCGTCGGATTCCCCGCGAGGGGTCTTCTTCCGAAGGATAGACCTAGTGTCAGTATCTGGAGATGGGTGCCTTTGAGGCGAT